CGGGTCCGCGTCCGGATAGCGCAGGCGGTGAGCTGGGCGCAGCACCGATTTGTCACCGGATAGGTCTGGGTACCGGTTCCAATGGTAATGACCACCGGCGCGTTGATGGTCGCGGCGTCAGGGATTGCCTGGGCAACAACGATACAGTATTTCTGCCTGTTGTTGTAGCTGCCAGCGGGCAGGTTGATCACCAGATTGCCGCCGGTAAATGTCACGGCCTGGCTGAGCACCAGGCGGGGGCAAAGTTTACATACAGGTTTGCAAGACATAAATTTCCCTCCTAAAATCAGGGGCGGCAGGTTTTCCCGCCGCCCCGAAATGGTCACCCGTCAAAGCGGGGATTAGCAGCAGCTGCCGCAGTCTTGATAGCAATTTCTGCCGTTCCCGCCATTGTAACCGTTACAGGGGCCGTTATAGGGAAACGGAGGGTTGACAGGGTAAGAGGGGACCGGACGGGGAGGCTGGAGCTTGGCAACGGCGGAGTTTACCACCGCGTCGATGTAACCGTTCTGGGCGTTCTGACTGGCCTGGAACCGGGCGTCCTGCAGCTCCTGACGCAGGGTGAAAATGGTCTCGTCCTTGCGGGCGGCCTCCATGGCGTCCAGACGGGCAATCACCCGGTCGGTGTCATTGTGGGCATTTTGAATGATGTTGGCGGTATTGGTGGCCGCCGCATAGCCCATATCGCAGAAGCCCCGCTCGATCAGCCGCTGGGTCTGGCAGCAGCAATCCTTGCTGTCGTAGCCCATCTGATAGAGCTGTTGCATCAGCTGGCCCTGCTGAGTACACCGGGCCAGCTCCGCCTGGGAAAAGCCCTGCATCATGGTCATGCCCAGGCCATTGACGGCGTTGCTCTGGGCATAAAACCCGTCGCACAGGCCCTGCGTCACGCCGTCCAGCTTGCCGATCACGGTCTGGGTGTCCAGACTGCGCTGCAAAATGGCCTCCACCGGGTACGCGCCGCCGGCGTTTCCGCCGAAGCCGCCGCCCCAGCCGCCATTGCCCCAGCCGAAAATCATTGCGAAGGCGATCAGGCCCATCCAGCCGTCGCCCCACATACCGCCGCCGTTATTGCGGCCATTGTCCTGCCCCATCGCATAGGCCATCAGGGCGTCATTGTTCTCTGCCATAAAAAATTCTCCTTTTCGGTTTATTCACACCGGGAGCCTGCACGCCCCCGACTGTGTCAAAGTCAAGAGCGGTTTTTTATCAGGAACCGGGCGAAACCGAAAAGGAGACTATCTCCTGCTATGCAATTTTGCGGGTTACATATAGCGCTGGAACTGGGTCATCAGATCAGCAGGATTCACGCCCGCCTGCTGGAGGGCGTTTTGTGCGGTTTTGTCCATTTCCTGGGGATTTTTGTTGCCCAGGAAGGGCATAGCCTGCCGGAATTGAGGATATTTCTGGGCCAATTGCTGCATGGCGGATACCGGGTCTAAGCCCTGCTGTTTAAGCCGGACGATGTCCTGGACCATAGGGGACTGCATGGGGCTTTGTCCCTGCATCATGGCCTGCATCATCATTTGGGGGATGTTGCCCCCGCCCTGCATGGGATTCACGCCTCCACCGCCTTTCCGCCTGTGGGCCGCTTAGGGGCCACCTTTTTGCTCTCCTCCAGCTCCGCCCGCAGGGAGTTAACTTCATCTCGGAGCACCGCGATCTCCGTCCGGGGGTCGTAGACGGACGCGGGAGCGGGGACCGGAACCGGGGTGGGCTGATTGGACAGCCGCCGGTAGATGCCAAAATCCACGTTACAGTTAGAGTCCAGCTGCTTGGTGTAAATCAGGCCGTTGGACAGGTGGGGCATAAGGGTAATGGCCCCGGTGACGTCGGCGGGGACCAGCAGGGCCTCATCGTAGGAGGAGACCGGCCGGAACAGCACCTGGGTCTGCTGGGGCGGCGCGGGGGTAGGAGAGGGCTGCATAGGGCCGGGCTGCTGGGGATATCCATTTGCGTTTTGCTGGGGGCCCTGCATCGGGCCGCCGGGATAGACGCCAGGACCAGCGTACATAATAAACACGTCCTTTACATATAAATTTGGTGCCGGGAGAGCCTGCAAGCGGGGACGTGTCCGCTCCGACTCCCCCGAAGCGCCTATGGATAGTATAGCAAAAACGCGGCGATGCTGGGTTTAATTCCAGCATCGCCGCGTTGCATTTGGGTATCACTTATGTCAAACTTCATTCCAACCGCCGGGCTGTCTCCTCAACCTTGCCCACAATGTGCTTGATGTGTCTTGGCATGGTCGTTCGGGTCCATCCAAGTTCTACCGCGATTTCGATTTGCGGCGTTTTGTCCAGCATATATTCCCTGGCTATCCTTTCGTCCACGGTCCCCAGGTTGGCCTCCTGGATGCAGACCTCAAGCTCCGAGCGCAGCAGATGATCCAGCGTGGCGGGCAGTCTGATCCGTGCTGTTGACATGGGTCACGTCCTTCCCATCCCGTGGTCAGCGGCCGGCGTTGAGGATCATCACCGCCACCTCTTCCCGGGTAGCGAAGCTCTGAGGCCGGGAGCCGTCGGTAATGCCGGCGCTCTTGGCCTGCTGGAGCAGCTCCCCGGCCCAGCCGGAGGCGGGCTTGTCCCCGCGGCGTTTTAAATAATCGTCCATCATCTTTTCAAAGTCAGCCTGTGTCACAATATCATCCTCCTCATACGCGGGACGGTACGCCCCGACAATATACTTTTTGTCCCGTTTCCGGCGCATGACGGCCCCGCCGTTGGCCTCATTGGTGGGGGCGGTGTTGCCGTCGATCGTCGTGATGTACCGCCCGTCCCAGCCCTCACAAATGCCCACGTGCTGGGTGTTTTTCCTGCCGTCAAAATTGAAAAAGATAATATCCCCCGGGAGGTAGTTCCCCCGGACCGCCTGGGCCTTGTGAAAACCCAGCAGGGTGGAGCAGCTGGCGGTTTTCTTCCCGCCGTAGAACAGCCCGGAGGCTCCGGCCTCCCGGAACACCCACCAGACAAACGCACAGCACCAGGGATAGGCGCTGCCGGAGACCTCCTGTCCATAGTAGGCTGTATTAAACTTGCACCGGTTGGAGTTGGGGGGATTTTCTTTGATGCCCAGCTGATCCCGGGCGATTTCTAAAATTTTCTCTGCCGTCAAATCAATTTGTCCCCCTTCAAGATTTTTGACCATCGCTGCTTATTGCATATAGGTGCAGTGGTACTCCTTGGACGTGATTTGCAACTCCAGTTATGCCCCTTTATATCCGCTTCCTTCTGCCAACCTGCAGCCCGGAGGCTGGCGCCCGATTCAGAGCATAGGATATAGGTTATAATTTTATCATAACCCATTTCTTTTGCTACCCTGGCAGCTGTGGCATACAAATAGGAGCAAGCATTTTTGGTACCATCTGTACACAGTCGGGTCACCTCTAAAATGCGTCCATTGTCTAAATTCCGGGAAACAGGGCGCCCGACTTGAATTACACCGACTAATTGTCCGTTATGCTCACAGCCGACTCGGAACTTATCCCCTACGGTATGTGTATGGTGCCGATGCAGGCGGTCAATATATTCATTTGCCTCCTCGCGTGTTAATGGGATAGATGTCATTCCTTTATCCCACCTCCCAGTGTTGGATTGCTTCCTCTAATGACATCATGCCGTCTCCTCCGTAACCTCCACCTGGTCTGCGTCAAACACGGTGGTGGACCGCATGATGGTCACCGCCGTGCCCTGGACCTGCTGCACCACGTCGGACATATCATCCGGACGGGTCAGCTCATGGTGCAGCTTCAGCACCGCCGCCTCAATGGCGGAGTCAATCTCGCTTTCCGAAAACGTAAAGCCTTTTTCCCGCAGGAAGGCCACAACGGCCTTTTTCTTCTCCTCCCCCTGGGTGGAGTCCCACAGCTGCTCCGCCGCCGCCACGGCGATCTCCACCCAGCGCAGTAGTTCCTCCCGGTCCTGGGCGGTGGTTTTACGCTTGATCCAGGGGATCACGAAGGCGGTCACCAGCGCCGCCAGCAGGGCAATCACAGCATTGAAAACAGGGGTTAAATCAGTCATTTTTCTTCATCCTTTCGATTTTTGTTTCCATTCAGCACAGTTTTCAGACACATAAGTAACAGCTCCCCGCCGAAAAACGCCAGGATCACCCCCAGCAGGGCGGCGGGGTCGTGGCCCGTGCGGGAGAGAATCCGCATGGCGTACCCGGAGGCGGCGGTGCCGCAGGCCACGCACCACAGCACCATAGCCTTGGCAAACAGGTGGGGCACGGCCCGGAGCCGGACAAACCAGCGCCGGACGGGGATCACCCCCAGAGCCGCCAGGGCGACACACACACCAGCCAGCAGCAGCCCGGCGGCCAGCACAAACGGATTCACGTTTTCACCGCCTCTTCCAAGTCGCTGATCCGGTGGTTGGCCACCCGGATTTTCTCCTCCTGGAGCTCCGTGCGCTCCTCCAGCTTGTACACCCGGTCGATCACCTGGTTATGGACCTCCACCTTTTTCTCCAGCTGTTCCAGCCGGTACTGGGTCAGCTTGGAGGACACCAGAATGCCCCCAAAGGTCCCGGCCCCGGAGCCCAGCAGGCCGATCAGGGCGACAATAATCGCGTCGGTCATTGCGGTCACACCTCCTCCTGCGCTTCGTCGGTGGTTTTGGTGTACTCCACAATCGCCCAAAACTTACCATTTTTCAAACGAGTAGCAACCCCGCTCCCAGCCCATACCATTATCTTGCTATTATGAATATAGCAAGATATGTTATGCCCCACATCATTTGGCTCAGCGTTCGGAAGCGAATAGATTGCGCCGTTATCTACCCGCTTCGCAAAGCCTTGAAACATTTTGACTTCTGCTTCTGCGGGGAGCTCCAGTATTGCCGACGCCGTCCCCGGGTTTTCTACGGTCGTTTCTATCGACAGCCTATAGAGCGGCTTCCCATCGATCCATGTTCCGATCCGCCGCTCCTCCGTCGAATAGATTTCCTCTGCGGGACCGCCAGAGCCGCCTGATCCGCCGCCCAGCTCCATATGCATGATGTAGCAGAGCGCGTAATAAGGAGGCATATTGTTGTGAGGTTGATCTCCACCAACCTTAGATGTCTGGGCCGGAGTGTTATATGGAGCTGCATTCACTGGCTTAAGATATTGATTTGTGCCGGACCCACCAGGGCTCCAGTTAAACTCATGGAAATGTTTTGGGAGTTGAGGTACCGTGAGCGTAACCGCTTTTTCTCCACCGGTATCCCCTGGCGCGCATTCCCCGCCCGCCCCCAGCACAAACTTGTCTCTTAAATCAGGCGTCCCGTTTGTGCCGTCGCACAGCTGCCATCCAGGCGGGATGCTGTCCGCGTTGCCGGACCACATTGCGATTGCGCCGAACGGAACCCCACTTGAAGCGCCGCCGCCGCCCACATCTGCGACCACCTTGTCTTGATACATAAGCGCCATAGCCGCCGCCTCCTCACAAAATCAAAATCCGGATATGGGTTTCATCCAGCCGGGCCATCACCCGGTACCGGGTGGGCCGGGCGGAGTGCACCGCAATGCCCCCGTCGCCCACGTTGGCCCAGCCGTTTACCAGGCAAGTCCCATCGTCCACGGCCACCAGCTTGCCCAGCAGCCCCACCGCGTCCCACTCCGGGCGCTGGGTGCGGGGGACGTATTTCTGCGTGCCGTCATAGGCGGGGTTCAGCCGCTGGCGATGCTCCACCAGGGCAGGGACCAGCACCGTGCCGTCCTGGTCCAATTCCTCCGGCACCTCCACGTCCTCCCAGAGCGGCCGGCCAAAGATGTCATACAGATACATCCCCTGCCATTGGTCATCATGTACGTCGCCCACGACGGAGGGGTTGCCGGACACAACGCCCAGTATGTAACCGTCATCCGGGCCCGCCAGACGGATTTTCTCCCCCTCCAGGGTGACAAACCGCCCCGCCCGGTCCGCCGCGTCCGGGTTGCCGTCCAGCCACTCAAACAGCTCCGCGTAGTCCGCGCCGCTGGCGTTCCAGGAGCTTACGCCGTAGGCGGCAGTAGCCGTGATGCGTAACGCGTTAGCTCGTGCAGTGTTAGATGTCCCCTTCCCGATTACAAAGTAATAGCCCACATTATTTACGTTGTTTGAGGGGTCATATTCTACGTTATATCTCCCTATCGCCGTACTTGCTAAATATTCGGCTGTTGTGTAGTAGCCCCCTGCATGAGACGACTTTCCACTTGCCTTTGCACCATAACCTTCTGCATGAGATTCGAATCCACTTGCCGTTGTGCTGAAACCTTCTGCATGAGACCTGTCTCCACTTGCCGTTGCTAGGTAACCTTCTGCATGAGAATAGTGTCCACTTGCCTTTGTGCTGTAACCTTCTGCATGAGACGCGATTCCACTTGCCTTTGCACCAGAACCTTCTGCATGAGAATCGATTCCACTTGCCGTTGTATTAGCACCTTCTGCATGAGCTTCGTTTGCACTTGCCTTTGTGCTGGAACCTTCTGCATGAGAAAAACGTGAACTTGCTGTTGTGCTGGAACCTTCTGTAACAGAGCCTTCCCCCACTACTGTCCCGGCCTTCCGCCCCAGTGAAATCGACCCCGTGAACACCGGGCTATCCTTCGGCGCGTAGGCGCTTAAATCCGGAGTCTCCCCGGCGGGGCCAGCAGGGCCAGCGGGGCCCTGTGGGCCGGTATCGCCCTTAGGGCCCTGAGGGCCTTGGGGACCGGGCGCTCCGTCTGCGCCATCCGCTCCGGCAGGACCGGGGTCTCCCTTGTCTCCCTTGGGACCCTGCTCCCCTTGGAGGCCCTGCTCTCCCTGGGGGCCTGTATCACCCTTGGGGCCGGTAGCCCCATCCGCTCCAGCGGGCCCCTGGGGACCCACCAGGTCCTCCCGGGGGACCGGCACGGGCTGGCCCGCCTCGTCAAAGCCCACCACCTGCTCCGGCGCTCCCGTCAGCACATCCTGCTTCCCGGCCAGCGCTGCCTCCAGCTCCCCCTGGGTCACGCCGCCGGATCCGCCGCCCGACGGCGGGTCGTCGAAGATGGCCCAGGCCCTTTTGGGGTCCTGCTTCTCCCCGTCGGACAGGGCGTTGTACGCCGCCCGGGTGATGGGGGTCACCGTCACCCCCTCCGCTTTTTTCTCCAGCTCCGCCTTGACGATGGCGCTCAGGGCGGACAGGCTGTTATTACCGACATACTCGCTCATACGGCAGCATCCCAAATCTCTTGCACCTTGGTGTTGCTGATCTCCACCATATCCCCGGAGGAGATGGCAATGTAGGCGCTGCCCGTCCAGCGGTAGGAGGTATTGCTGGCCAGGTCCACATAGATTTTCCCGCTCTCGCCGGTCATGAGGTCCACGTGCCCCTCGTCCTCATAAAAAAATCCATCGTGATAGTAGCCCTCGACCACGTCGTCCACGTAGCTGGGCAGATACTCGGAGTTGATTTTCTTGTCCGCGCCCAGGGGAGCCAGCCCATTGGCCTGTCCCTTCTGGGCGGTGATGGCCTGGGAGACGCTCTCCGGCGTAGCGAAATCGCTGGCCGGATGGCCCTCCAGCTTCTGGGCGTTGTCCACCACCCCGTCGTTGTCCGTGTCATAGACGGATTTCAGCATATCGCCGCCCCCGGCGGCCGCGATTTGGTCCGCCAGGATCTTGCCCTGGGCGGCGGACAGGACCTTTTCCGTGTCCGTGCTGGTCAGGTTGTTTACCACGTCCGTTTTGTCCAGCTTGCCCGCCAGAGCGTTTTTAATCAATGTGACCAGATAGGTCAGGGTATTTTCGCCGGAATAACTTTTTGCCATTTTCTTAGCCTCCATTCCAGATTTTCAGCACTTCCAGGTTCGAAATTTCCTCCAGTCCGCTGATGGCCTCAATGGGGTGCTGGTCCTCCGCGTCCCGGTGGGTCAGCAGCCGGTGGTCGGACACGCCTCCGCCGGGGTTGTCCCCGCCGGGCGCGCCCTCCTGGATGGTCCCCAGAAAGGCCCAGCGGGAGGGCAGGACGATTTCCCCGCCTAAGCTGCCGCTTACGCTCACCGTCAGAGGCCGGTTCCAGGCGGTCAGCACCCCCGCGGGGATAAAACAGATGTTGTCTGTGTCCAGAAACACCCGGTCCATCCGGTCCCCGGCGGAGAAAAACACTGTCTTGGTCAGCCCCTCCCAGTCGGGAGAAAAGCTGAACTGGACCGGATACACGTTGATGCTCCCGCTGGTCACCGGCTCCTGCTCCCGCACCAGCAGCTGGGTCTTGTCCGCGTACAGCCGAAACATAGCCGCACCCCCTTATTTCAACGCCGCCACTTTGTCCAGCAGCGCGTCGATCTCCTCTCCGGAGTATTTGCTGGTGTAGTAGCCCTCCCCCTCGCCCGCCTGGGCCTGGATGGAAAGGGCCTGCACCTGCTCCTCCAGCAGGGCGATCCGCTCCTCCATGGTCATAATGTCACGCTCCTTATACGATTATCTTGCGGCCCAGCTTGTCCAGCATGGTCCGCCCCTGCTTGTCCCGCAACATCCCGCCCCGCACGGGCTTGGGGACGCTGTAGTATACGATAATACAGCCGTTGGCTCCCCGGCCCCCGTTGCTGCCCCGGCCGCCGGCCGCCTGGCTGCTGGCGTGGTTACAGGTGTAGCCGCTGTCGTTGTATGCCGTGGCCCGACCCTCTCCGCCGCCGCCTCCGCCGCCGTGGCCGCCGTTGCCACCCGCTCCGGGGCTGGAACCGCTGGAGCCAGCGCTCGGAGACGCGCCCGGTGCGCCGGCGGGCGCCGTGGCATATACATGGAGCGTGTCCCCATAGCCGGTTGTGTAGGCCCGGCCCCGGGCGGTGGACGAAGGGCCGCTCACCCCATAAGCCGCGCCGCCGCCGGGGGAGTAGCCCGCACCGCCGTACCATACGCCGTGGCCGCCGACCTCCTCCAGCTGTGTGCTTTGCGGGCCGCTCAGCCCCCCGCTGGGGGCCGAAAAACGCTGGATGCCGCTCTGGTTGTAGCGGTTATCCTCCGGGAGCGCCGTACCGGAGCCCCGTCCGCCGGCGTATCCTTTGTTCCCGGGTCTGCCGTAATACTGCCCCGTAACGGGGTCCAGAAAGCCCACAGCGATAGGGGAGCCCTTGGACGTATTGTGGGGCCCAAAGGAGGTGTCCCCGCCGTTAGCGCCCGTTCTGGAGGTGTCCGCGCCTCCGCTGCCGCCGGAGCCGCCTGTACCGATGGTGTAGGGAATCACCTGCCCCGGGGTAACGTCCATTGAGACCTGTACCACCCGGCCGCCCTGGCCGCCGTTTCCAGCCGCGCCGCCTTCACCGCCCCAGCCCCAGCCGATATACAGGCCGTACATGGCCGGCTGATTGCCCCAGGCGGGCTCATTGACCGAGTGGGTGCCGCCCTGCTTGCCGGGCTTGCCGTTGCAGCCGGAGGCCCCGCCCTGGCCGCCGGAGATCATCACCACGGTCAGCCGGGTCACCCCGGGGGGGACGGTAAAACTGCCGTTGCTGGTGAGCAGCACCCGCTCGTCGGTATAGCTGGTGCTCTCCATCTGGATGGGGGCGTAGCCCACAATGCTTTTTGTCTCCGCCTTTAGTGTATTGCTTAGGTTGATATCCGCGCTCTCCAGGCAGGCGGTTACCAGAGTGCGGTCAAAGGGGTGGTACATAGATAGCCGGTCCCCGGGCTTTTCCCCGTCGTAGACAATGGGGGCCTGTATGGTCTCCCGCCACTTGTAATAGTTGGCCAGCCGGTCCGCCACCACGTTGGAGTTGAGCAGCCCCACCAGGGTGGCGTCCTTGATGGTCTTGACGTTTTCCGCCGCCCCCGGGTTGATGGCCCGGCTGAGCTCCCGGGTGTTGTGGATGTACGCCTTGCCGGTCAGGGCCCCGGAACCGGTGGACAGCTTGGCGTAGTTGGCCCCAGACTCCAGAATGGAAAATCCCGTGGCGCTCAGGGAGTGCATCGGCTCGTCAAAGGTAATGATGTCCCCCTGCTGGGCGGTGCCCTCAAAGAGGGTCTTTTCCTCCAGCCCCGGGGTGTACTGATGCTCTGTCAGCAGTACCTTGCTCACCCGGGCCCCGTAGCCCACGCTGGCGTCGGTGTACATCCGGGAGGACGGCACCCCGCCGGAGATCCCGTCCCACAGCCCCTCAACCCGCAGCGCCCCCTCCAGGTCGCCTTTGACGGCGGCTCCGATGGCAAACAGCACCTGAGCAAAATTGTCCCGGGGCGGGGCGATGGGCAGCCAGCCGTACAGCTTGATAGCCCCCAGCATAGTCTTGACGGTACAGGGCACGTCCCTGCAGATGTCCGGGATTACCTCCGCCACGGTCTGCCCGGTGTATACCCCGCCGTAGTGCTTGCCGGTAATCAGCCGCCCAATAGCGGAGGTGGCGGAAAGGCTGTAGAGCCTGGGGGCCACCCGCTGGATGTCCTGTATGTAAAAGATAATGGCCTTTTCGCTTTTTGGGTAATAGTGCAGGGGGGTGTTGCGCACGAAATCCAAAATACTCTTGTCGTCGCACTCCACTGTAACGTTAAGGGTGTTGGCCTCCAGCCCGGAGTTGGTCAGGGAGGCCACCAAATACAGATTCCCGGCCTTGATCCGGTCGGCGGGAAAGGTCCAGCGGCTATACTCAATGCGGCTTTGCATATGTCCTCCTTACGCCGGCGCCCGCTGGGGGGCGTTGGCCTGAAACTGTACGCTCAGGCCGTGCCACCGGCGCTTTCCGGCCATTTTGCCCCGGCTGGTGTGCTGGGCGCTGTACACCATGGCCTGATAGGTAATGGTCCCCTGGCCGTGGGGCATGACCACGGTATGGGTGGCCACCGGCGCGGTGATGGCGGCGAAGAACGCGTCGTAGTCCCCGGGGTACCGGGGGTCTGGCTCCACGTCCATCTGGTGGTCGTAGTAGGTGCCCACCAGGTCCCGCTCATACCGGCCGGAGAGCATATCCCCGGCGTTGGGGCCGTCCGGGAGCCGCGCGGACTCCTGGAGGGTGTCGTATACCACGCGCACACGGTAGTGCACGCCGTCCATTTGGATGCCGGTCATTTAGGTTCCTCCTTCTTGTCCCCTACACGCCCTTGTGATAGAATTAGAGGGAGAAAGGGATGGTAAGAAACTGTTTAGTATCTATCCAACTACCCAGGAATGCGATATAATAGTAGGGCAGAAAGGGGTAGAGATGGATGAGAAAAAGCTATCCAAGTGACATCAGCCGGGAACAATTTGAAGAAATACGTAAGGAATTGGAGGGGGCAAAAAAGAGAACACATCCCCGCAAATATGACTTATATGACCTGTTTTGCGCAGTTTTGTATCTGCTAAAAGAAGGATGTACATGGCGGGCCATTCCGCATGATTTTCCAAAATGGCAAAATGTGCGCTACCATTATGACATATGGTCAACCCCAGACGAAGATGGAGTCAGTGTTCTTGATAGAGTCCTGCGCAAGTTGGTGGAAACCGAGCGGGAGAAAAACGGGCGTATGACGCAGACAACCATGCTGATCATTGATTCCAAAAGCATTCAAAATGCTGATACTGCCGAAGAAAAGGGCTATGACGCGGGGAAAAAGTATCTGGAATAAAATTGCATATTGGAGTGGATGTTTTAGGGTTGCCCCACATGATCATGGTAACAACTGCCAATGTGACCGACCGGAACGGAGCAATTGATATGGTTGACTACTATTGTGATGTAACCGATCACTTGTCTATGCTCAAGAAGATTTTAGTGGATGGAGGCTATACCGGAGAAAATTTTGCCAACGCCATCAACACTCTTTCTGGCGCAGATGTTGAGGTTGTGAAGCGCAATGAACTCCACACATTTGCTGTCCTTCCGAAACGCTGGATCGTTGAGCGTTCCTTTGCTTGGATCGATAAATGTCGCAGACTTTGGAAAAACTGCGAGCGCAAATTGCAGAACTCTTTTCAAATGTTTTCTCTCGCTTTTATCCGTTTGCTCTTGAATAGATACTGAACAGCTTCTAAAGTATGCTTACAGAACAGCAGTATCAGGATTTGGTCAGGTACCGCGATACTTTTTTTAATGCGGCACAGAAACCAGACGATGCTACTGTATATTTTTATAAACTTAAATACATTGAAGTTGAGAGAACAGAATATACGGTGCAGCATGAATGCGAAATTTCTTATTTGAAAACCGCTTGGGTCTTAACGCTGGAGGGAGAAAGGGCGTTAGAAGAGTTTGAGCAGCACGCCAAGGAAATGGCCGAAGATCGCACCATAAAGAAACGCGATCGAAAATTCGATCTTTTGAATACGCTTCTCGGTGCTGTCCTTGGCGCGCTGTTTGCCATACTCGCGGGGTTTATTATGAGCAGGCTCGGATTTTAAATCAGGTGTGTACATCTTACATCTCACTCCAAAACCAGATTTGCCCCCCGCAGGGACTTATAGCCGTCGATGTAGGGCACCAGAAGCCGGCCGACCACCACGCCGTCCAGCACCACGGTCGCCGACAGATTCGCGGGGGCGGAGCTGCGGGCGGTCTCGGGGCCTATGGCGTCCTTGACAGCCTGCATGATGGTGGAGTAGGGCGATACGATTTCCGGCTCCGTCTTGTTGTCGCCGATCACAGCAGTAAAGGGGTGGTTCGGGCGGGCTACGGTGCCCTGGGCCAGATAGGGAAGGGTTTCCTCCATCATGGAACGCATTGCGTAAGCATCTGGAAGCATTCTCACATCAGGGAGCCCAGCGGATGCTTCTGAGACTTGTCCGCTTTCTCCTCCCAACTGCCTGAAGAAGTTTATTACGCTTTTGATTTTACCGCCTAGCCAATCCAGCGCTTCCCCAATTTTTCCAATGAATTCTGCAATGTTGTTGAGCATATCCGCCGCCGCTACTGCCAAGTCAGCTAAAAATGGTCCAAACGTTTCAAGAAATTTTGTTTTCACATTTGAAACAGCCTCACCCACTTTGGCAAGGGAATCATCTAATTTGGCCTGAGCGTCTCGGCTTTCCATGAGAGCCTCATTGTTTTCGTAAAATACCTCTGCCGCATCATCGTAGACATGAAGCAGATTTTCCATAATGAGGCGGGCTCTATCACCTTCATCACTCAAAAGACTGAGACTTTCGTTGAATTCATCTTCACTTTTCCCCACCCAGTTCAGAGCATCAGCCAGTGCGCCTGTCACTTCTCCTGTCTTGGCGGTTTCATTTGCTGCCTCAATCAAGCTCTCAATGGGAAGAGCGTCGCCAAATGTACCGTAGACTCCGGCGGCGATTTCGGTCCATTTTGCCAGGTCCTCTTCGCTGGTGGCTAACTGGGCAAGGAGTTGTCCGGCCTCTGCGGCAGTATCCGTTTCTCCAAGAATTCGATAAAGCCCCCGGTATGTCTCCTGAGCATCGGTGGCACTAAAACCGGCCGTTTCAAAAGCCGTATTAAGTTTCCCCATTGCCTCACGGTATTCCGCCGTTGCTTCATCCAAATTCCAAATATATTGAACCGCATCGCTTAAAGCACTAATCAGTAAGGAGATACCCCCTGAAACTAAATTTGCCGCAGCGGCCTTAGCAATCGTAAAACCGCCTTCAAGACCACCAGCAGAATTCCCCATTTCATCCAGACCGCCAGTAGCATCCTGCGCGGAATTCCCAAGGCCGTCTACTTCCCCCGTTGTGCCCTGTGCAGCATCTTGGATGCTCTCTAACCCATTGGCCGCAACCTGAGCCGCGCTCTCCAGCGCTTTCATTTCTTCATTTAAATCAGCTATAGATTTTTGTGCAGCATTTATAGCGGAAGATGTTAAATCCAACTCAAGGGTATATGCCTTAAATGTATCTGCACTGATTTCTCCAGCGGAAAGCGCATCATACATCCCCTGGGCAGCGTTTTGCAGCTCCTCAAACCGCTTTTGATTGCCTTGCACCACATCGCCAAGAAGCCGCTGCTTTTGTGCCAACAGCTCCACATTACCAGGGTCCATTTTGAGCCCGCGTTCTACATCACGGAGGTCAGACTGCACCTTTTTTAGATTAGCATCGACACCAGCCAATGACTTATCCAGCTTCGTCATATTGCCGTCGATTTCAATGGTAATACCCTTAATTCTATTCGCCACAGTCCATCACCTCACAGCATACGGTCCATATCCTCTTGCGTGGCCAGCTCCGGATAATCCAATCTGTCGTTAAATGCCTCCGCAAACATCTCATTGAGCATACCAATGGTCAGCAGTTCCAGATCCCGCAGCGGGATGCCCAGCTGGCAGGCTCGTAGCATCAGGAGCGGCGTGGTCACATCCCGGTCGATTGATCTCGTTTTTTTTTCGCCGAAACCAGCGTTTCCGTATTACTAACCCACAGCGCCAGCAGTGTCGGGAAAATTTGATAGATGGAAAACGTCCCAAAGCTCTCCAGCCACTCATCCGGATCAGCGGGTACCGCGTCCTTGTCCGCGTGCTTGGCCATAATATAGGCGATGTCCTCAAACAAGGTCAGCGCCTGGATGGGCAGGGAACCGCCCCCCTGGCCGGTCTGCTCGAGCTCCTTCTGGATGGCCTGGAAGTCCTGCAAAATATCCCGTCGGAACTTGATCCGGTACAGCCGGGGGACGGCGGCGGTTGCCCGGAACCGGACCTCCCGCCCGTCGATGGTTACGGTCGTCTCCATGGGTTATACCTCCTGGGTGGCCGCCGGTTCGGGCGGCAGCCACACGCTCTTGTACCAATCGCCAAACACCTGGTCCGGCGTGGTCTCCGTGGTGCGGGCCCGGACCTTGCCGTCTGCCAGGGCCGTGGCGGTCAGATTCATGGTGTCGGTCTGAGGCGTTTTGGATGCCTCATTCGTCTGAGCGCTTTCTCCAGGCCGGCCTACGGAGCAGTTGTAGAGCACCCGCCGGGACGCCTTTTCGTCACCGGTCACCTCATACAGCAGCGCGAAGGGCTTCGGCTCCGCGAATGCGTTCTCCACCAGCACATGGCTGGTTTCGTCCTCCGTTTCCCCCAGAATATCCTTCCGGAAGCTGTCCGGAATCAGGGCAATTTCCAGCGTTCCGGAATATCCCGTGTTGCCGGTGGTCACGTAGTACGCCACATCGTCGGCGTAAAAGGTATTTGTTTCGCCCTCCGCGTCCAGCGACAGATTCACCGCGCCAGGCAGACGCTTGGGGGTGCCGAAAGACACCTCCCCGTCGTCACTGGTGGTAATGAGGGCGTAGTGGCAATTTTTCAGGCCGAATTTCACTTTATTCGCCATAGTTACACCTCAATTTCATAACTCGTTTGAAACAATCTCAAATCCGGGACATAAACCGTGTCCCGGTCCCAGAAGATTTCCGCCTCCTCCAGAATGCGTTCAATCTTCTGCATATCCGCTTCGCTGCGGTCCACTGTGTACAGCTCCAGGGTGATCTGCTCAACGACGGCGTAAACGATATCGTCCGCGCCGAAATTTTCAGTCCCGTCGAAGAGATATAAACCGTAGGGAGGGCGGGGCGGTTTCTCCCAGTGGTTGTGCGCGAAGGGGATGCCGGTTTTCTTCAGCAACGCGGCAAGCTCGTTTTGGGTCATGTTCCCGCCTCCTCAATCGCGGCCTGCACCTCCCGCTCCAGGGTACGCTCCGCCTCCTCATAGGCGGGCTGGATGTGGGGCCGGGCCACTGTGCGGCCCCCGGTGGGCTTTTGGTGTCCTTTCTCAATCACATGGGTAAAGCTCCCCATTTTGCGGTTGTAGATCGTAACAGAGACATTTCTGCCTCCTACGCCGGTCTTCCCCTTCTTCATGGTCCAGCCTTTACGGTATCGCTTACTTTTGCGGGTGGGAGATTTCTGCCTTACGGTTTTCAAAGCCTTTTCTCCCGTTTTTAAGACGGCCTTGTTAACATTCTCTTGGATTTCGTGGCTGTATTCTTCCAAAATGGAGGATAGCGCATCCGAAAACTCAATCGGTTGTATCGTCATCCCGACATCCCTCCCAAACGCTTCCGTCAGTCTCCTCCAGGGTCAGGCGGGTCACCAGCATTCCGTCCTTGTCCTCCGTCCGGGCGGTCTGCTGGATC